AATTTTAACTCATTTAAAATAGTAGGTATGAAAAAGGTAGTCAAAGAACATTATGAGAAAGTAGCCTCACTTGGTTGTATTGTATGTAGAAAGATGGGTTACTATGATAGCCCTGCAGAAATACACCACATCAAAGAAAACTATAGTCTAGGAAAAAAATCAGATTACCTATCATGTATACCTCTCTGTCCTGCACATCACAGAACCACTAATGATGCATACCATTACAGTCCCAAATCATTTACCGAAAAATGGGGTACACAAAAAGAACTCCTGGAACAAACACAAGAGTTACTTGAATGAAAGATGTATTAATTATTATTCTATTATTTATTCTCATTGTTTTTTTTGGTAGACAAATCGTATCCCATCACTATACCGAACCTATTCCTACAGAAAAATCTAAGTTTGATAGAGAACTAGAAGATTGGCAGCCATTCATACAAAAATAAGGCCTCTAATTTGCCCATATACGCATTTATTTACACATACCCTAGTCAGTATATCAATTATATATAAGCCTTTTATATGGAGCGATTAGATACCTTGTCGTTGATATCAAAAAAAACCCCCTGCAAATGAGGGGGAAAAATGGAAACTTCTTATGGAAGTTGTCTTTCGAGGGTATTACACCATTATCCTATACCTTTTTTTGGTTAGCTTCAACTGTCTGTTCTTATGTTCATCTTTCGATTTAACAATATAACCACTATCAATCAAATGGCTAACCAAGTTATAGGTATGGCTTTTACTTTTTATTCTACAACCAGTACAAATCTCCTGGTATGTTGGTGATATTTTATATGCAGCAATAAAATGTTTTATAAAATAATACACATCTCTTTGCCTTGCTTTTACTTTCATTTATCTTCCTTTTTAAAATGGTATATCATCATCAAACTCTCCACTACCAGGCTTGGCAACTTGAGGTTTAACATAACCACTACCACTAGATGATTTTTCTATCATCACTTTACAAACAGATCCAAATTTATCTAACACTACACCACCTGTTTTTACTTCTTGTCCTTCTTTATTGGTGTATGTGTTATAAGTCTGTTTACCTTCTAAATAAACTAATGTACCTTTCTTACCTTTATCTTCTAACATACCTCCAACATAATCATTGAAGCAGGTAACAGAGTGCCAGGTAGTTTCTTCTTCACCTTTTGATTTTATCCATTCGTTAGTCGCAATACTAAATCTCCAGTACTTAGTTCCTGCTCCAGATTCTTTTGCTTCTACATCACTACCTAATCTACCAAGTAGTATTATTTTGTTATGCATTATCTTCCTCCTTTTCAATTAATTTTTCTTCTGCTGTCTTCTGCGGTTCTGCAAATGAGTCAGCTTCTGATTCTGAATAGATGTAAGCATGTGCATTCAACAGTTTTAAGATACATCTATCTACTGCTCTCTTTTCTGCCATCGCATAAGGATAAGCATTCTTAGTATTCTTTGGGCTTGCTTCACCCAATGAATAGACAGCACGAGATGTACCTTTGTGGTCTTGGCGATACGCTTTGCAGCTAACAACAACATCAGGTGCAAAGTTTAATACTTCTAACTCCCAAAATATTTTTGTCATTGATGCAATTTTTTCTAGTGCATTGTGTTTGATAATCCAGGTATCTTTACCACCCCTGGCAAGATTCCAAAAATCATCTTTTCCTAGCCCATATTCAGTCTTAAATTTACTGATAAGTTCTTCTGTATAATTACTCATATAGTCTCCATGCAGTATTATCTGCGGTTGGTTCTTGGTCATCTACCACGAGTTGCCAGAATGCATCTTGTCTGCGCACCAGCTCATCAAGGTAGGCTTCATTCAATGAGATTTTTATATAATCCCATTTCATATTTCCAAAGAATATAGATAGATAGCAAGTCTTTAGATTTGACATCATCAAATAATGTTGCACTTGCGCATAGTATCTTACCTTTACTTTCTGCTTGTTAGTGAAAGCATTGGTATGTTTACACTCTATGATAGCTTTTTCTTTTGGACACCAGCCATCAAAGTGTGCATATCTAAATCCATCTTGCACATATTCTTCAGGATATGGTTCAGTCAATATGCCAGTCTGCTTAGCAAACCAACGCATATTAAATGATTCGGTATGTACTCCCATTTGTACAGGCAATACATCAGATAAATTATCTTCTTTCTTTCGTTGTGTTTTCAGACACCATAAGTTGTGAATAGGTAAATACTCTGTACCCATAAGGACTCCAGAGTCTGAACCACCTAGACCCTTATGCCTGTCTGTGTTAAGGAATTTGACTACACTCATATTTGTATTTTACTCCATCTGTTCTAATTGTAAAGCCCAGGCTGCTGAGTTTTTAAGGTCTAGAAGGAATCGTTCTGCCTTGTCTAACTCACTATTAAGATAAGTGATAAACTCTACTGGCATGGGTAAGTGCCTATATTTATAAGTAGCACATATGTGTAAAGTTACATATGGAAATAACCCAGCAGGATATTTCTTGAGTAACTCCCAATATGTTTTGAGACCAAGTTCGTCAGGAGCAGAGCAACTGAAAGTAGCACATATAGTTTCTAACATAACTTGCACATCAGTTACAGCACACTCCTCTAGTAATTCTTCGCAGTCTGCAACTGCAGCAATCAACCTACTCGTCTCTACTTTTTCTTTCAAGAAATTTACTCGATACATTTGACAGACTAAGGATTCGTTTACGGCGGTCGCGAACAAAGGAGGCAGATGTTTTATCATATGATTGATATGATCCTTTTGACTCTGCTCTAAATTCGATTGCCCTGCGTAACCAAAGTCGAAACATTGATGTCCAGTCTTTTGCTTTGATTCCTTTTGCTGTGTAGTAGTCGACAAATTTTTCTCGTTCTTTATCATAATCTATGTCCTGTTCGTACGCCCAAGCTATAACTTTTTCTGATGCTCTGAAATCTTTTGGGCATTCTGTTTGCGCATCTCCAAGTTGAAGCTCAACATCAAGTGCATCACACCAGTCAATCAAAGTCATAGCATTAGGAATCTTCTTAAAGGTTTCCCATTGACCGACCAGGCTATCAGCTACACCAATTATTTGAGCCAACACCATTCTATCTACCTTGTATTTTTTTCTCTTGGCAATCAAGGTGTATACCAATTCTTTATATGTCATTGTACAATCACCCACCACCATACCAATCCAAATAATACAAAGGTAATGTACCAACCTATATTATCTTTCATGTTATTTCTCCAATGTGTATACCATATATCTCTGGCGATTATATCTAACCCATTTACCACCAACAGCATAGCCTCGCTTTCTCATTTTATAAATGATATCGGATAACCTGGTCGCTCTAAATTTTGTTATTGCTTCCCAGCTAGTTATCTTACCTCGCTTTAATAAATGTTCTTTTACTAGTTCATACTTGTTTTTCTTTTTTTTTGGCCCATCATGATACCATTTTCCATCTCTAAATATTGCCATACTACCTCCTATATTTTTCCAATTTTATAAAATAATATTACAAATGCTACTAGTAATATCAGCTGTTGTATCTCTATATCAATCATCGTATTTATCCACATCAACATAAGATTTTATTTCACCAACACGATTACCGTATTTATCAAACAATCTGCGACTGATACCTTTTTCTGTGTTGATATGTTGTATTGCATTTTGAACAATTCTAGTTAGTTCAATCTCTGCTGCATCATCAAATGCAGAGTTGTCAGTACAAACATTTATGTGTATTGTTACATCACTCATAGTAATATCCTCAATAAAAGTTCAAGTAAATATAGCATGCTAAATCCAAATGCTATCCCAAATAATAAATACCACCAGTCAATCTGCATTTTGTTCCCACTCATGCAGACATATTCTGTATGCGAGTGCCTCAATATGCTTTTCTTTTTGTTCATCAGACATATCTTTTAGTACCTCTGGATTAAAAGTAATCTGAAGTACATCAAAGTTTTTTATCGTTCTAATGATTTCTGCATACCTACCTTCCCAGTACTCTGGTCTTTCTTCAAAAGCTTTGCCTACTATCTGAGTCATTGTCTACCTCCGTAATGTTATGTTGAATTCTTGCAATCAATGTACCAAGTTCTTTTGATGCGTTGTAACAACGAAGCATAGCTTTCGTGTACTCTTGCTTATGCCTGGTAATGTTATGCTCGTCAATACTGTCAATAAAATTAGCTGCAAGTTCTGTATTGTTTGCAATTAGTTCTACCAACAATGTTTGTTCTCTTATGCTTAAACATATCTCACTCATATCTCTTTTCTCCTTGACGAAGTTTCGTCATAAATTGATAGGTCAACTTTTCTGCTGTTTGTTTTACAACAGCACTCCATATATAGTTACTGATATATTCTGGCTTCTCTACTTTTTGTAAGCGTTCTTTAGTTTTCTGATACACATCATTACTAGTTAATAAATATTTTCGTTTCCAATATTCCATACTTAATCATTCCATATAATTTTTTTTGTTAAATATTTTATCTCTTTGTTTATCATATAATGACCCTTCATACTGTTAGTGCATTGTATATATCTAGCAATAGACTCCATTTCATCTGATGATAGTTCTATTTCAACAGTCAATACATGTCCAAGACCATTTTCTATATTCATACTAGTTGCTCTGTCCATGTCAGACCAGTTGCCGAACATACCTAAAATCCTAATTATTTCATATGCTATGTCTTCTGCATGTTCTAGTTCTTTATCAAGCTCAGCTTGTTGCCGATCCTGGCTATCCATGTATGTATCTAAGTCATCTTCTGGTGTACCTCTACTCATTCCTCCTCCTCGTCTGGTGCTTCAAAAGCATAGTGTATTGTTTCATCATTGACCTTTAAACGGATCCAATTTACAGGGCATTCTTCTAGCCAATCATAAAACTCATCTTTCATTTTTTCATCTGCATTGCTCATACTATACTCCTGATTTGCGTTCAATCATTACTGCCTCAAATGTTTCTGGCCCACAATAATACATATCTCTTTCAATACCATTTAGTTTGAGTTCATCTATATGAAAACTACCATACTCAGCTTCAAAGATATCTGCGATACCAAACATACGTCCTTTTTCGTCCATGCTGTACACCCACCAATCACCAGCACCCATTGGATTAAAATACTTAACCACAACAGGTTCTTTGCTAATACTTTCTGTAGCAAAGTTTGTGTTCTTGTGATTGTGAAGTAATTGTTTCTTTATACCTTCTGTAATAAAACTATATGACATGACTACACCTCTCTTTGTTAGTTAATAAAAGTAACATGGCTTTGAACTGGAATAGACTTAGCTAACCTTCCACCGTAACCTATTACTGCATTCATCTTGACGATTACTAGCTCAACAGGATAACCTTAAACGAGGTTTTTATTGGTCAGTACCATGTTACACATTAAATGTCCGATGCTCTCCTTTCCTCTCACTGCAGTCAATTCGTATGCTGCAATCGAGTTCCCACATCAAGACAACCTCACTCTGGCCGATAACTCGGCACACTTCCTGTGTGTTCGGACATCGCATAATTCCAGATTTATGAGGGCGATACAGACCATCGCTAGTAATTGTGATATCAACAATGCTATGACCTAGTCTGTATCTATACCTAGTGGAATTCAAACCCACGCTCAGTAATTCTGTGCTTTTTTGATTGTAAACTAACTTACAGCGCTTCGTAGTGTTTGTTTACAGAGAGAAAGCTAACTCCCTAGCCTAATGAAACTGTTCTATAATATATTATACGACTGTTCTATATCAGTCAAGCATTATTGCAGCCATCATAACAACTGCATAAACTCCTAGTCCTACGATGTACCAGGTCATATCTATACCCATGATTATCTCCTATAGTTGGTGCGACCTTTTCATCAGGTAGCCGCAAACCTGTCTAGCTGAAAGCTATACCAATGCTTCTACAATGGCAGGCACGAGTACAAAATAGTGTGCAGCTAGTAAGATACCTAAGACCATGATAATCTCCTTATGTAGTGGTTAAAGTAAATGCCTTTTTGATGAGAAGGCTAACTCAGTACAACTAGCTAAGTTTAGCTGGTTGTTTAGTAACAACAGAACCTTGAGGTTTAGACGGAGTGTTATCTCTGTACATAAAGCTCATGTCAGGACTCATGTTGATTTTCTCAGGATTAGCATATCCAAGCTCAGTATAAACTTCAGGAACTAAATCAATCCTTTGTTGATGTTCGTCCTGAGTGAGCTTGAAGTTTTCAAGTACCTGGTTTTCTTCTTCAATATCGTGATTGCCTGCAATCTCAGACTGTGGCATATCTGCGAAAGAATGATAACCTTTTTCCTCAGCTAGTTTATTTAATTTGAGAAGTTTACGTTCTATCTGTATCTGACAACGATGCCATTTGACTAGATACATGCGAACTAAATCATTCGCAGTTTCTCGCATTGGCTCGTAATCACTTCTATCATCAGCCTTCTCAGGTTGTGTCATAAGCGTTGTAATTGCTTGTTTGAATGTTATATTGCGTTTACTCATAATAGTCTCCTATAAATGTATTAAAATTAAATTGCGAATAACGCAAAGCGAGGATCACGGTGAGCGATGCACCCGTAGGGTCGCAACGCAGAGGAGAACGCGCAGCGTTGCACGGTCACCGTTATCCTGTATTATTCGCAACAAATTTAATTTTAATAATACATTTAGAATGGAGAACTATTGGAGGAGTAAACGGAGATAACAATGAGTGCAATTACAACTTATGACATCAACGCCATTCGGCAAACATTCAGAATACGAGCCAATGTGAAAGTGCGGATTTCGGTAGCAGTAATATCAAGGAGTTACGCTTGGTGGCTTGACAGATAGAACGTAGTATGTACTCTCTTAAATACGAAGCTACCGAAATTCACTTACGGAGAAACTATGGCACAACTCAAGAATGTACAGGCAATCTTACCGAAGAAGAAACCTTCGCTGAACTCTCGCCAAAAGGCACTCGTGGACATATTAGTTAGTACAGGGTGTTCTGTGGCCGAGGCGTCAAAAGCCGCAGGATTTAAGGGAAAGACTCCAGCTGTGCAGGGTTATCAATCTCTAAAGAAGCCACAAGTATCCGAGTACATGTATCAGCAGATTAAGGAGTCTTTCGGTATCAACAGTATGCAAGCTCAACACAAGTTACTGAGCCTCGCCCAGAACGCCAAGTCAGAGTATGTCCAAATGGAGTCAGCGAAGGATATACTAGACAGAGCAGGATTTAAAGCACCAGATAAACATCAACATCAGATACTTGGCGACTTCAAGGTAAATATTGACCTAAGTTAAGACTGCTCTGCCTTACAGGGGGGTTTAAAAATGTGCCTGTCCCTTACATAAGAGGTGGTATACACGCATTATTTTTCCTCAGAACTCGGTCTTGAAAAATATTTTTTTTTAGCTATAGTTTGAGTATGGTTAGTGGAGAACATATAAGAAGAATGAATAAGCGGATTCAAGCTGATCCATTCTTGAAATATTTTAAACCAGCACAACGACCTCCTGGATTTACAGGGCCAACAGGCTTTGTGCGTAGGCTTCCACCCCCTTTACCTTTTGGTAATTTGGGTAGAGTAGACCCAGGCGTAACGAGAGAAGCAGCAGATATCTACCGACAGAAAACTGGTAGCGCATATGGAGGTGCGCTACTCCCTATAGATAAAGACCCAACTTACGCAGCCTCATCATTTGGTAAAGCAGACCGTGAGATGGCAAGAAAAGAAAGGCGAGAGTTTAGGCGTACTGCCAGTCAAAAGACTTTGTTTGGTGGCCAGGTACGTACCTTGTTTCCCTCTTTGCCTCGCTCTTTGACCAGGCGTAGGGCAGCAGCCGTACAATTAGCTAAACGCAAACCCATATTAGGAAAATGAGTACTGCAAAGAAAAGAGACCCTGCAAAATGGGCAAGAGCCAAAGCCAGAGCAAAAGCCAAGATGGGTGGCAAACATTCAGCCAGA